CGATTACCACGGTTGCCGCGACTTACATCTATTCAATGACCGGCGCTGGCCAGAAGTTTCAGGTTCAGGACGCGATCAATGTCACATCCAATGTCGGTCTGCAAAACATTACCTTTGTGGAAATGAATCGTTATCAAAATCTTGTTCCTACGACAAACGGGCTTCCACAGTATTATTCATTCGATGGCGTGGATGGCAACGGAGACACGAAAGTAGTGCTTTACCCTCGCCCCGATGGTGTCTACAGCATCCCTTTTTCGCTTACAGTGCCGCAAGCAACGCTGGCTGCTGACGCGACATCTGTGCTTGTTTCCGACTCGCTCGTGGTGCAGAACGCCTATGCGCGCGCGCTGGTGGAGCGCGGCGAGGATGGCGGTCTGAACTCGTCAGAGGCATATCAGCTTTATCGCGGGATGCTGGCTGACCAGATTGCGCTGGAAGGCACCCGCTACCCTGAAAATCAAGAGTTTTTGGCAATATGAGCCAATCCCTCCAAACTGCCAGCATTTCAGCCCCAGGATTTCTAGGGCTGAATACGCAAGACTCGCCTTTGGATTTGGCGGCTGGCTTTGCTTTGGTTGCAACAAATTGCGTTATTGACCAGTTCGGGCGCATTGGCTCACGTAATGGTTGGTCTAGGGTAAACGCATCATCCGGCACGCTTGGGGCTAATAACCCTGGTGTAATCCATGAGCTAGTGCAAACCGATGGCACTCTGACCATCCTGTTTTCCGGCAACAACAAGCTATTTAAACTGGACAGCTCGAACGCTGTGGTCGAATTGACCTACGGCGGCGGCGGTGTTGCGCCGACTATCACAGCCAACAATTGGTCTTGCGCCTCGCTTAATGGCATCACTTATTTCTTCCAGTCAGGCTTTGACCCGCTGATCTTTGACCCTGCTGTGAGCACCACGACATTCCGGCGCGTTAGTGAGAAAACAGGTTATGCCGGAACTGTGCCTTTGGGCAACATCGTAATCAGTGCCTATGGGCGGCTCTGGGTAGCAGATACTTCTACCGACAACACGACCATATCTTTCTCTGATCTGCTTTCCGGCCATGTTTGGACTGGTGGCACATCCGGCACGCTGAACATCAATCAGGTATGGCCGAATGGTGCGGATAACATTACCGGCCTGGCGGCGCACAACAACTTCCTGATTATCTTCGGCCAGCGCCAGATTCTTGTCTATTCGGGTGCCACCACACCATCGACGATGACGCTGGCTGACACTGTGGCGGGTATCGGCTGCATATCTAGAGACTCCATCCAAAGCACCGGCAAGGACGTTTTGTTTTTGTCCAATTCTGGCGTAAGGTCATTTGCGCGAACGATAATCGAGAAGTCTGTGCCGATTGGCGACTTGTCAAAGAACGTGCGTAGCGACCTGATGAACATCATTGCCGCCGAAACGCTGGCAAACATCAAGTCTGTTTATTCCGAAACCGAGGCGTTTTATCTTCTGGTGTTGCCGTTTTGCAAAGAAGTGTTTTGTTTTGACACTCGCGGCCAGTTGCAAGATGGCGCTTTCAGGGTTACGACATGGGATTCCATCGAACCCTCGGCGCTACTGTCTCGGCGCAATGGCGATCTGCTGCTTGGCAAGACTGGTTACATTGCAAAATATACTGGCGAACAAGACGATACGACTGCTTATCGCTTTCAGTATTACACTAACCATGCTGACTTAGGCGATGCCAATGTCACCTCTCTGCTCAAGCGGCTGAAGGTGGTGGTGATTGGCGGCACGAATCAATTTGTAACGATGAAATGGGCGTTTGACTTTACAACAAATTATCTGTCGGCCAATGCTCAAATACCGACGCAGAAAGTTAGCCAATACAACATTGCGGAATACGGCGCAAATGCTACCGTAATAGCTGAATACGCCAATGGTGTGGCTTTGCAGACTTTAAGTGTGTCGGCCAGTGGAAGCGGTAAAATCGTGCAGACTGGTTACGAGGCAGATATAAACGGGTCTGCATTATCCATTCAACGCATTGAGATTCAATCGAAGAACGGGAAAACAGTATGAGTCCGATTCGGTTGGTTCATTCAACAAAAACTTGCAACACGTGCAAGGAAGAAAAGTTTCCTGCGGAGTTTTCATTAAACAACGCAGCAAAAGATGGCTTGCAATACAACTGCCGAATTTGTGATAACAAGCGCCAAACGCAGCGTAGAGAAGAAAACAAAGATGAGCATCTTGAGTATTCTCGAAATTATCAGAGAAATAGACGACTTAATTTTGAATACCGTTTGCAAATGCTTATAAACGCATCAAAGCAAAGGGCCAAGTTAAATAATCGTGAACACGAAATAAATGTAGAGGACATAAAATCAATCTACCCTGCTGACGGTTGCTGTCCTATTTTTGGCATTAAACTTGAATTTAACAATGCAGGATTTAGAGATAACAGCCCTAGCATTGATAGAATAGATTCAACAAAAGGCTACACACGCGACAATATCCAAGTGATTTCTTGGAAAGCTAATCGGATAAAAGGTGCGGCATCGTTGCAAGATTTAGAGATGCTAGTCGCATACTTAAAGCAAGGAGAATGACGTGTCAAATTATGTACAGAGCACCAACTTCGCCACAAAAGACGCGCTGACCTCTGGCGACCCGCTGAAGATCGTTAAAGGCACAGAGATCAACACGGAGTTTGTCAATATTGCGGTGGCCGTGGCGACTAAGGCTGACTTGGCTAGTCCTACGTTTACGGGAACGCCTCTTGCGCCTACTGCTTCACCGGCGACCAATAACACGCAGATTGCTACGACTGCCTACATTGACGCTGCGATTACTGCGGTTAAAGCGGCTCTGTTTCCAGTTGGCTCAATCTTTACCGCTGTTGTGGCAACCAACCCCGGCACGCTGTTAGGCTTCGGCACTTGGACAGCATTCGGCGCAGGACGGGTGCCTGTTGGCTTTGACGCAGGCAATGTTTTATTTGATACGGCTGAAGAAACTGGCGGTAGTGCTAACGCTACTTTGCCGAGCCACACGCATACGGCGACGGTTACTGATCCGAGTCATACGCACACAGTTGTAGTTACTGTTGCTGGCGGCGGTGGTGACTTTGGCGGCACATCAGTTGGCGCAGCTTCAAATTCTAATACGACTGCATCCGCAGTCACCGGCATCACTGTAGCCAACAGCACAGAAGGCGCAAGCGCGACCAATGCGAACTACCAGCCGTACATCACAGTATTTATGTGGAAACGCACTGTTTGAAGATACCGGCAATTACAACTGATGATTACATTATCTACACAGAAGACGTAAACGGTTTGTTATTTGTCCACATGGATGTATTTAAATGGACAAAAAGTATAAAGAAAGAGTTTGCTAAAGATTGGCACGATTGGGCTAAAAAGCAGAATCAAGATATATACGCAATGCCGTTTATAGATAATGAAAAGATGGTTAAGTGGGCTGTAATAACAGGTTTTAAAGTATTAGAAAATCACAAATGTCTAGATGGAATAAGTAGAAAGCTGTATCTCTGGAGAGAAAATTATGGGTGAAATTGTTGGCGGATTGATTCAAGGCCGCACCGCAAGAAGTGCAGCGCAAAAGCAGGCCGATGCACAGATGGCCTCTGCTCAACTAGCGGCTGACGAAGCCCGATTCCGTCCGGTAGGAGTCACGACGCGATTCGGCTCGTCAAATTTTCAGACCGACGCTAACGGTCGAGTATCTGGTGCAGGCTACACGCTAGACCCTGCATTCCGAGCCTATCAAGACCGATTCATGGGCTTGGCTGGTGGCGGCTTGTCGCAGGCTGAGATGGGACAACAGCAGTTTGCCCCGCTTGGTCAGGCCGGTCAGAGTTTGTTCAATCTTGGCAGTCAATATTTGGCTCAGTCGCCACAGGCTGCGGCTGAACAATACATGGCTGGCCAGCAGAATCTTCTAGCGCCAAGCCGTGAGCGCCAGTTTGCCCAACTGCAAAACCAGCTATTCCAGACTGGCCGTGGTGGATTGGCTGTAGGTGCCACGGGAACGCGTCCAGGCGGCGGTGCTGGCCTCGGCGCAGCTAATCCTGAGATGGAGGCATACTACAACGCGCTGGCCCAACAGGACGCTGCATTGGCGGCTCAATCTATGGAGGCCGGTCAGCGGCAAACGGCGTTCGGTGCCGGTCTGTTTGGCACTGGTGGCAACCTGATTAGCCAAGGCTATCAAGGTCAAGCCGCGGCGCTTGGCCCCTACGAGGCGTATCTGCAACAGATGAAAGCCTTGGAAGGCTTGGGTCAACAACCGCTGGATCTTGGCATCAACATCGGCGCGAAGGGGCAAAGCAATACGGGCGCATTGGCAATGCTTAGTGGCGGCACGAATGCTGCTAATTCAATGTATAGGGCAAATGCTTATAATCCGTTTGCCACGGCGTTGATTCAGGGCAGTCAGAATCCGGCTTTGCGTCGTGCTGCTAGCAGCTTTGACCCGTATTCATACTTACCAAACGCGCCTGGAAATCCTTATGTAAGTGATTTTTCAGATGGAAGTTACAATCCTCTCGCCCTCGGCGGATTGGAAAATTAATCATGGCTGAAATTGTCCAATCCCTGTTCGGCGTATCGCCGGAAATGTATGAGCAGCAGCAGGAAGATCGAGCATCTGCGCGTGCTATGCAGTTCGCCAAGCTCGACCCATTCCAGCAGGCCAACTACGCCATTGGGCGCGGTGCCTATGGCTTGGCTGGGGCGCTTGGTGGTGCGTTGGGTGGGCAAGATCCTGAGTTGCAGCGGCGCACAGTCAGCCAGCAAATTCTTGGCATGATTGACCCCAACCGTCCTGAGACATTTGATCAGGCGGTGCAGATGGCGTTGCAATCTGGTGATCAGCGACTGGCTTATGGGTTGCGGATCGAAGCTGAAAAATTCAAGCAGCAGGCGCTGGTTCGTTCAGATGAGGCCCAGATAAGGGCAGATAGACTGTTGGCTCGACAGCAGGAAGCACAAGCGCAAAGAATTGCACAAGGTGCATACCAGCCTGGCACTCCAGAGCAAGAGCAATATGTGCAGGTAGACGAGACTGGTCAGCCTGTGCCGATACCTGCTCGACCGGCATCTTTTGACATTTCAAGAGTTGCGTCTGAGTTGATGCGGACAGCGGCTGGTCGGGAACAACTTAAAAATTTAGCGGCTGCTCAAAAGTTGACAATGCCAGAGGTTAAAGAAGTTCCCAAAGGAGCAAAACTTCTTGAAAGAACGCCGACTGGTTGGAGAACTGTTTCAGTTACTGGACAGCCAGAAATACAGGCCACATCCGATAACGCAATTCAAACATTGATTGCATCAGGCGCAGTTCATCCTACAATCGTTCCATACGCTCAACAAATAGCAAGGCGTTTTGCAACACTTGATCCTGAAGATCAGGACAAGGCAATGCAAACTTTTACTCAACTTAACAATCAAGCGACTAACCAAGAGGCAACCAGGACAGCTAGTGCCAGCGCAGCAGCAGGAGCAGCCTCAAGTCGAGAACTTAGCCGTGAATTGGTTAGATTAAGTATTGCTGATGCGACGCGCAAAGCAGCGGCAGCAGCCGATGGGAAGCCACTTGGAATAAATGACTCTACAAAGTTAGCAGAACGATCTGCATCTGCTGACAAACTTGTTAACATTTACGAATCCTTTAAGCCTGAATTTTCAGGTTTCGCAACTGATCAGGTTGGAGACGTTGCTGTTGTGATTGCCGGAAAATCAAAAGACGCTAAAAGCGTTGAATTGTTTCAGTGGTGGCAAGGTTATCAAGAGAACATCAACAAAGTCAGAAACGAATTGTTTGGCGCTGCTTTGACTGTTCCAGAAAAAGCAGAATTTGAAAAAGCAATGGTCACAAAAGGCATGAGTCCAGAGCAGGCTTCCAAAAACCTGAAGCGCCAAGCTGAACTTTCCATAAACGCATATAACAAACTTGAAAAAGTTTTGAGGGTTCAAGGATTTAGTAAGGCTGGGTTAGATGCTCTTAAACCAACGGGAATACGTCCTGGCTTAGAGAATTTTGTTGTTCCTTCAGTTCCTGCGCCTGCTGCTAGATAAAAGGGAAATAAATTATGGCCACGATAGACCGGATGGCGGCAAAGGCTGCTGGATATTCTGATGCTGAAATTGATGCTTATGAGCGCCAGGCTGGATTGGCTTCATCTGTGGTGCAGGCACCTGCAACCGCATCTGCTCCAACGACCCCAATATCACCACAGAAAGCAGCGCCATTGACAGCAGGCGAGGTTGCTACTGGTGCTTTGGTAAACCTACCGTCCTCTGCGTTTAATGTTGTAAAAGGTTTGTATGAGGCTGTAACAAGTCCGATTAAAACTGTTAAAGGAATTTTAGACATTGGCGCTGGTGGATTACAAAATCTTCTTCCTGAAAGTTTTGTCCAATTTCTTGGAGAGGACAAAGCCTCTAGAGAGGTGGCTAATCAAGTAGGCCAGTTTTATTCAGATCGATATGGCAGCATTGAAGGCGCAAAACGTGCGCTTGCTACAGACCCAGCAGGCGTGATGGCTGACTTGTCTACCTTCTTAACTGGTGGGGCTACGTTAGCACCTAAAGGAGGTGCATTAGCGACAAAATTGTCGCAAGCCGCCGCGATGGTTGATCCTATTCAGCTAACAGCAAAAGGTGTGGTTGCGGCAGGGCGCGGTGTTGCGCCTGTTGTCGGTATGACTACTGGTGTAGGAACCGAAGCGGCTAGGCAAGCGGTGCGCGCTGGCTATCAAGGTGGAGATATTGGTAATTTGTTTATAGAGAACTTGCGCGGCAATGTTCCCACTGAAGCAGTTCTTGAATCAGCTAAACAAAATCTTGCTGCAATGAATGCAACAAAGCAA